ATGACGTCCTCTCCCTCGCCGCTCGGTCCCCCCAGGCCTTCGAGGCCCTTAAGGGGGCCGTGAAACAATACCGCTCCCATGCCCAACGGATGGGCGATGCGGTCGCCCTTCGGCGCTCCCCGGATTTTAACCGGGCCGCTGCGCGCTGGAAGGCGCAAATTCGTTCGCTGGCGCAACGCCAGCATGATGCCGTCCTTGCCGTTCGTTCGGCAACCCGCGAGCTCAACGCTGCCCTGGCTTCCCGGGACGCGGAGCTCGCATCGCTGGATCCGGGGTACGTCCGGAAGAAGGTGACCGCGGCTGAGGCTCTCGCGGCGTACGGGTTCCAGCTGGATCCCGAGGACGTCCGCGAGGCCGAGGAGGCCGTCCGGAGGGAGCGCGAGGACGTGCTCGCCGCCCTTGAGGCGGATTTTTAACTTCCGCGAGTCGAGCGTACGGGGGGAACAGTGGAGATTGGGCCAATGATGAAGTCGTGCTAGATTGGATCTGCGACAACCCGACCACTGTCTCCGAGGCTCGCGGGAGGAGGGAGGTCACGGACTGGATACCCAAGTTCTGGCGCAAGCAGAACGCCCCACGGCTTCCGGGGCTAAAATATATCGGTACCAGTCCTTCACTCGTTTACAGGTACGTGCAGCCGGTCACGGATGTATCTACCTATTACACTCGTTTTTTGGATGGCTGGAGTCTCCATGAGGAAATTGCAGCACCGCCATCCCCCGATGTCGTTATGTCGGAGTACGTGCCACCGAGTATTGAAGACCTTTGGAAACATCTCCAAGGTTTCGGTGCCAACCCGATCGCGCTCCGGGACCATATCACCGTCCCCGTTACGGAAATGCTCAGTGAGCTAAGGGGGCTTGACCTTGGTCGCGGGCGGATTGCAGGCTGGCTCGAGCCCGAGAATATCTTGAGGGTCGAAGTACCGGCAGCTACGTCCCCCGGCATCCGTTGGAAAAAGCTTGGTTATAAGACCAAGCGGGATGCGATGCTTCAAGCCGCAGTGGAGGCGAGGGGTAACATTGTCAGGATGAGGGACGTCGGAGGAGGCTATGAGGTACCGCCGTGCGGAGTCGCGGGGCGGGGGAAGCGGGTGCCGATTGATCGGCCTTCGGATGGGGAACGAAAGGAGGGACGCTTCATCGTGATGCCAGACCTGGTCCGGCATCTGATGGGGATGATCGCTGTCCAGCCCCTGATGAAGAAGATCAAGCAGGCAGACAAGTCGAACGGAGGTGTGATGCTGGGTATGGGACCGTTCGGAGGGTCTTACGATAGACTCGCCGAGTACGCCTCTGGTGGCAAGGCCTACCTATGTATCGACTTCAAGAAGTTCGACCAGAGCGTCCCCCGTTCCGTACTTCGTGCGGTAATGCAGCGCGTGCGGGAGGAGTTCGATGAGGAGGAGGGGTCAGACGGTTACTGGCGGTCCGAGTTCAAGCAGCTCGTTGACACAGAGGTTGCGATGCCTGATGGGCACACCTACGCCAAGCGAGCCGGTGTATCGTCTGGGGATCCGTGGACGTCGATCGTAGGATCGGTCGCCAACTGGTTGGTATTGCGCATCGCCCTTAAGAGATTAGGGGTTGATGCGAGGATATGGACCTTCGGTGACGATTCACTGATTGCCGTCGACACGGACGTCCCTTCCGAGTCTTGGCTCCTGGAAGCCGTTGCGAGGGAACTCAAGAGCGTCTTCGGAATGACGGTATCGAAGGAGAAGTCGATTGCGACTCGGCATCTCGTGGGGGTGTTTGAAGAGCCTGAGGTGGGACAGACTGCCAATTTCCTGTCCGCGTACTTCCTCCAGACGGGGACGTCAGTCGTCCCCGTCAGGCCGATTCAGGACCTCCATGAGTTGATGCTGGTGCCGGAGCGAAGGAAGGACACGGTATGGTGGGAAGTGGCCCGGACGGCCATGGCCTACTTGGTGTTCTTCTGGAACGACAGTGCCAGGATGACGCTAGAGTGGTATTGGGACTTTCTCCATAGAGAATACGAGATACCGCAACTCCGTGGCGATCCTGAAATTCTGGGAATGTTGCGCCTTATGGATTTGCCGTGGGATCAGTTCAAGGAGGAGTGGCTCATCCGCCTACCTTACAGGTATGAGGTGGAGTTACTATATTCCCACGGCTACACAACATTTTTCCCTCCGGCGCTATGGGCATTAACTTACAAGGACCACGTACCTCTTGATGGGGGTAACAAGGTGTGGTGGGAATTGGAAGGCCAATAGCGACCGAACTCCAGCAAGGGCGCGTAAACGCCCGGAGCACGTAGAATCCGTACAGCGTGTAACCGGGGGCCCGAATTCCCGGGATCCGGAATGCTATTCCGGTCACTCTGCCGCCCGACGTGGTAGATAAGATCTGCCACATGGGGCAATATTCGCTAAAGCGGATATCAAATTTCGTTGAGGCTATCGATGATGACCTCCTGACGAGTACCCCAGGCGGCGTAAGACGCTTTCTGGAGTTGGCCTCCAACAGGAGAGTCCTGAAATGGGCCTACTGCCTTTCCGTGCATAACACCGACAAGGCAGCGAAAGAGTGGAAGAAGTTTTCTGCACTCTTGAAGTGGAAGGCTCTACGGTCCGAGACCGCAGAGCCCGGAACTCCGGTTGATTTTCCGGTGTTTGGCGCAGGCAGGTCAAACCTGTCTGAACTCCCACCACTGTGGTGTGAGTTGTGCCCATGGCTGTTGCCAGCCTG